CATGTCATCATCCTCCGAGGTTATGGTACGTATGAACTCAAGCATTGGGGTCTGCGTACCTTGGTTTCTTTATGGGGAACATTGGCTTGGGAAGCTTTGGCAGGTCGCGCTGCGGGCCAACCTCACGATCAACCTTGGCAAGCTGGCCATCCTTGCGGACCCAGGCTCGCTTGATGCGCTTGACACCCTCAAATACTTCATCCAGCAGCATTGCTTGCTCTCCCCAGTGTGATATTTAGTGCTTATTCATGCGAAAGGGCACCCGGAGGTGCCCTTTCTGTGTTAGTACCCTGTGGGGTTGATTTATTAGATCAAGCTGCCTGGGAGCATCATGTCCAGAGAAGCCATGATGTTGCAGAGGCTGGTGCTGCTGGTGTTGAATGCAGTCACATATGGTGCAACAGTGTTGGTTGTTGCGAACGTGCTGTTTACTGCAGCTGGGCTGCTGTTGCTTGAACCGCTGACAACCTGACCACTCTGGTTATCATAGCAGAGCAAGCCGTCAAGACCACCATACAGCGTGTTGCTGCTGAGAATGTTGTAACCATTGACATTGGTGTTATCAGGAGTTGTGGCAACTGCACCAGTACCATAGTTGTAATAACCATTGAGCTCCCACTCATTGTTCTTTTCAGTGCTGATCGTAACAATGGTGAAATTGACGGTTGAGTTGTATGTAGAAGTACCAAATATGCTGGTTGGAGTGCTGATGTTGTTGGTATAACCAGCATCTGCCCAATATGTAGCATTACCATTAACTGGATTGCCGTTAATGGTCTTGGTTGCAAAGTAGGTAGCGCCAACCTGCACTGGGTTGCCACGAGCAGCGAAAGCATTCACGAGAATGTTCATGTTCTGCTGCTGATAGAATGCATTGAGGTAGGTGTTTAGGCTGCTGTAGGTTGTTGGTACACCTGCACCGTTGGTTACAGTGACATTAGTCCATGTGCCAAGGGTAGCGTATGTCTGGTAACCAGGAAGGTCAACAACTGGAGTGTCAACATTGGTCTGGCTCATTGGTACCACGGTAGCGAATGCCCACCATGTTGGCTGTCCACTGAGGAACGAACCAGCCTGGTAATTGCCATTTACTTGATCGGTCATTTTCTCTCTCCTTAAGAGTTAATGCAAAATTGTTTTGCTGAGATTATTTATACCGCCTGTTAGATTACTTGCGTTTACGGGTTTTCTTGGTCTTCTTTGGTTCTTCATAGGGAATGTAACCAAAGAGACTTGGGCGGCGATTGACGTTTCCCATGGGATTGGCTATGCTAGCCACGCTACCTGCAGATGTAGCACCACCGCTAGCGCTTTCTGTTATATCTGGGAATTCTCCGTTTTTCTTGATTAGATCTCTGATTCGCATAGGTTCAATCCTTCTTCATGAAGTGAGGTCTGTTTACAAGCTTGATCTTGCCGCTGGGGGTATCAGCAACATAGCCCTCATGTCCTGGAACATCTCGCAGATCGGCCTTGACTGTGGTGCCAACCTGTGTGTCAACGCTGCGTCGCAGCATGTCTTTGAGGTTTGTTAGCTTGTCTGCTACCATCCAAGTTGCACCATAACCCTTGGGATTATCGTTGATCCAGTTTAATAGATTCTCGCGCTTGCGATCGGTTAGATCTTTGGTATTGCTCTGAGCCCAAGATATGAAGCCGTTAGCTGCATCTTCTAGACCATGCGTACCGGCATAAGCTCGGCTGTTAACGTATTTCTTCATCAGATCTGGCAGATTGGTGAGCTGTCTTGCTGCTAAACTAGCCTGATCGAGAAACCTGTCTATGCTAGCGCTGTTGCTGTTGATGAAACTGCGCACAGTCTTGATAGCAGCAGTTGGTAATGGTACACTTTCGAGATCATGTATCTCAGGACTCATGATCACCAAACCAGGGACTTCTTTCAACCCTGTGCTGGCAATATCACCTATCGCATGCGGCTCGTCGTCCTCTTTGCTATCAAATCTGCTGTGTACCACTATACCGGCCTTGCTAGTAGCGATGCGCTTGCCAAGAGGGCTATCAACCGGTATGCGATAGGTTATCTTATTAGGTTTAAACACATAATAACCGTCAACCACTGGCGGTATTTCAGTCCAAAGCACGTCACCTTGCAGATATTCTTGTTTGTCATCCGGCATGGCACGTTCTAGTTTACCATACAATCCTGCTATGCTCTTGGCATAATCTTGCCTGCCAGGATCGTCGGGCTTGCGCATAAACAGCATGGTATTGAGATCACCAGCACTGCGAGGCATACCACCTGGCTTCTTGCTGCGGAATCCACTGTTATCAGTGAGAGTAAAGCCATCTGCATCTCTACCAAAGATTATGGCTGGGCTGCCATCCCACTTGATGGTCACAGTGTGCGGCTGTTCAGCAGCATGAACGATGGCATTGAGAGCACGATTGGCGCCAGCAGAACCTTCTTCAAACACCAGGTCTTCTGGATGATCTATTCGAGCCTTGGCTTCTGTTATGAACCAACGCTGAGGTATTACAATGTCGCTGTGCCTCAAGATCTTTTCTTCCTATTATCTTACTGGTTTAGCAGCAGCCTGCGTGTATGATGGGTCAACGTGGCTTTTTATTGCTACTGGTTTAGGTGCCTGAGGTGATTCAATCTTTTGGCTGAGTTCGGCGTCTATGTTTTCAGGTGCTTCACTGCGAGTGTCACTATCTAACCATATGCGATCACCGGCTTTGCCAATGCTTAATTCGTAGGTCTTACCGTTACTTGCTTGTAATTTCATGCCTTGTACGGCAGCAGGCGCATTAGCAGCATTAGCTTTCTCAGCCTCCTGCGCGTTAGTCAATAAAGTTTGTAGATATGTGATGGCAGCAGCCTTACCTTGCTGTGCGTATATCTGTTTTACCTTGGCATCCTCTGCAGGATCTCCGGTGTTTACTGGCAGATTATCTGCTGCAGCCTTTGCCTTAGCCCTAGCATCGCGCTTACGTATAGCATCCTTGGTCATGCTTTGACCACGAGGCACTGGTATCTTCTGTGCACCATATGCTGCAGCTAACACATCAGCAGGTACTCCTGCCTTAAGCAATATACCATGCAATGCATTGCTGTCATCGGGAGAGCCAGCATCGCGCCATGCTTTACCCAGTTTTTCTGGTGTTATTTGTTGTGTTACTTGGCTAGCTTGCGTCTTGGCCCAGTTAGCGATGCTACCGGCAATACCTTTGATATCTGCTTCGCTGAGATTTATGCTTTCAGCTGTAGATATTTTTTCATTTGGTTTAGCTGCCGCAGTAGCACCACCTTGTGCTGCATCGGCTACGCCTCCCCAGAAATCAGCTGCTTTTTTAGCAGTAGCTACTGCCTTGTTATATAGATCTGTGTTGTTACCTGTAACCTTCTTTATTGTGTCAAGATACTCTGGATCGCTGAATACCTGTTCAATGTCGCGGTATATCTTATATTGTTTATCATAATCCGAGTTACGTGCGATATCTAATAGCTTGTTAACTTTACGAGCAGCATCAGATGTCATATCTGTATCAAGGCTGAAAGTAGTGATACCGTTGGTCTGATGCAGATGTTTTACATGCACTAGATCAGCGTACCCAGGAACTTTAGACATGTCAAAGCTCATACCCGGCATCCATTGTGCTATTTCCTTGACACCCCATCCGGCTAAGGCACCTACTGTACCAGCACCAGCACCACTAGCTAGGCTCTTGCTGAGGCTTTCACCCTTGAGTAATTCGTTGCCAGTCTTGAGAAGTGCGCCTACTATGCCTGCACCAACACCTCCTGTAGCAACTGCCGCAGCTGTAGTCAGCACACCAATCACAGCTGCTCCCATTATTGGATGCGCTTTAGCTAAACGAGCAAGCGATGTAGTGTATTGCACTATTTTGCTATCATCGCCGCCTAGCTTGTTAACCAGATTGGCTTTAGCACGTTCAAATGCAGCATCAAAATCCTTTACAGGTTTGGTATCCTTGATGAGATCGTGAATCTTAGCTGTAACATTAGACGGTAATGCTTTAGCAGCTAGTTTAGCACCTTTGGCAGCAACACCTGCAACTTTACCAGTTGTGGTCTTCATGTCTTTAGTACGAGTAGCAACATCACCAAACAAAGTATTGATCTGTTCAGGACTTAACTTAGCTTCAGACAGCATGCGCTGCCACTCTTGCAAGGGCTTAGCAACATCATTATCCCAGCGGCTCAGATATGCTTCTAATATAGGATCGCCATAAGTTTCAAATTCATGTGCATTCATGGCAAGTTTCCTAGTGCTTGTAATGTTGCATTTATAGATGCCACATTTAATGCAGGTGCTGGTTGTGTAGCTTGCGATGCTTGACTTGGCTGTGCGGCTTGTTTATAAACCTGTCTAATAGCTTGTGGATTATCAATCTCGGTTTGATGCGACGGATCTGATAGATAGTCTATTTCCATCTTACGTATAGCAGCAATACCAATTAGCTTGTCTAGTAGTATCTCAGCTGCTTTGCCATCTCTGACACCCCATACGCTCTCCAGGGTATTGTCCTGGTTATTGATATCCTGTACCGTTACAGGTTTAGCAGTGGCTATCTTGCCCTTTTTTGCTAATGCCTTCAATATACCTGCGATGTCTCCATCCCCTAATTTCATGATATTTTTCATGAACAAGTAGGGAGCTCTAGATTCAAGCTGCTGCAGTGTCTTAATTGTTATTCGTTTATTGTCGTTGTCAGTGTACCTGCCAGCTATCTTGAGCATCTTATTGGTGAAATCTTCAGCATACGCTGTCATTTCTTTTTCACCGCCGGCCATCTTGCTGTCGGCACTAGGTACTATTGACCTAAACCATGTTCCAACTTTCTGGAACATGCCTTCCTCTAGATTAGAATTAACAGGCGCAAACTCGCTGGCTCTCATCGCTCGCTGCCTCGTAATTCTTTGATCTTTCTACCAAATTTACGTTGATCTTCGCTCATTATACTGCGATGCAATCGCTTAATAAGATCGTTGGCATCTTCTTCTGGATAGCTCTCTCGTATCAGCTGCACAAGATTGATAGCACTAGCAATGATGTGACTAGCTCGGCTCTCAATGACCGTGTGTTTGCTCTTGGCAGGGACGAACTTATCCAGTTCGTCGATGAAGCTGTTGATCTTGTCAGCCATTGGGATCCTCATAGTAAGCCAATTATTTAGCTATAGCCAGACTACCGATAAATACCTTTTGTAAACGATCCGGAGCACGCCATGAACATCACACTGCAATCAGACGCTATGCGAGAATTGATGCGCCGCATAGAAGAAGCTGCTCCAGCAGATAGTGGCATATTAGGCGACAACACACCAGCTACAGATGCAGCTGAACCTGCCGAAGAACCAGCTGCTGCTCCGGAAGCTGGTACAGAAGATCAACCACAAGATGATGCAGATATTGAAAAGGTCATGACCGAACCTCGTGATACTGCACCTGAGAAATTTAGCTTGTCTAGTCTGGCAGATGATTTAGGTTTAGAAAATAGCCAGCTGTTCAAGACTGCGTTTAATCAGCTAAGAAGCGGAACGGAACCTACAGATCCAGATCAATTGAAAGAACTAGCAGCTGCTTTCACCAAGCTGATGAGCACAGACTCCAGCAACGCGCAAAAGGTAGTTAATCGCCTGCGTCAGATCTACAAGAAGCCAATCACTAACGCCTAATCAAACTGGTCAAGCTGCTGAGCTGACCTAGACTCTTGCTGATATCCACTCCGGGTCTAGCTGCTGCTGGCGTATCGCTCATGCCCTTGGGCGGTGGATTGAGATTCTTCC